ATGCAAAAAATAAAATATTTCAGTTTATCTATTGTTAATCAATGCATTGTATGTTTTACAGGGTTATGCAAACAACAAATTAGCAGCAAAAGCGCACACAAAACGGCTTGGATTACCGGATGTCCGCTGCAAATTTACAACTTTATTTCCATAAAAGCAACGCGCCCCCCGGATGCTGTTCGGATGCGCGTCGCTTTCTCTTCCGGTCGTGCCGGTCATGTGTTCCCGTCTTGGATGGTTCCCGTCTTCCATCTGGCTATGGTGTGGAAGATGTCCTTTATCTCCTCATCGCCGAAAAAGTCGATCATCTCCTGAAGGCTTTCGGGAACCTTGGCGACACCGTCCCTGCGGCGGCTGAAATGCTCACGGTAAGATTTCCCCTCCGTCCACGCCACGGCAAGCGTCACAAGTATCGTAAGATAAGGCAGGTTATACCATGTGAACAGAAGCCCTATGGTTCCCACAAGCGATGCAGCGATCTGCGCCCCCCAGTAGAAGGTCAGCTTCTCGATGCCTTTGCGGAGTTTGCGGGAACGTATCTTCTCGCCGAGCATCCGGGCGGTGTTTGTGGCGAAATATGTGTCGAGAGCCACAAGTGCCGGAGGAATCAGAATAAGTGTGAACACTATGGCGTAATGAAATATCAGATGTCGGAAGAAGCCGTCTCCCAGTTCTGAAATGAATGCCTCGATTATTGTCTCCATTGTCGTTGTTGTTTTGATTGTTGTTTATTTCCTGAATTTCTTGATTAGCCAGATCACGGCGATGCAGACAACTGCTATAATTGCTCCGATAGCAAACCCGCCGAAGTCCTTCTTGGTCTGCTCCCACTTCGTGAGTTCTCGCTCCACGGGATAGGGAACCGGAATTGAATCGGACTTCACCGATTCAAGCTGAAGGCGCAGTGCCTTGATTGTGCTGTCCTGCTGCTGCACCTTGTGTTCAAGTTCCTTTTCACGGTGGGATGCAACGTACACTATTCGTTCCTTATCGTGCCTTGCGGTGTCGCCGTTCTCCTTGAGTACCACGGTCTCCTTTGTGCGGTCAATGACAGAGTCTGAGGAAGTCTCTTTGAGCCGTTGCGACTCAAAGAAACTTCTCATGCGCTCATACAGCCCCGTGGTGTCGGCTTCGACGTACTCCGTCCTCACCGTCTCCACCGGCTTATAAATCGTGCGGGTGCACCCAGTGGCGACAAGGCACATCAGAATGAGCGCCGCCACAGACAGAGCCAGCAGCATCCCCCATGCAGCACGCGTTATCTCCTGTTTCGTCTCTTTGTCCATATGATGCCGGTTATATGGCGCACACGAAAAGGGAACAAGGCATACGTGGGAACAGATGTCATAAAGTGAATAATGATTAAACTTTTTAATACGAAAATTTGTATTATATTAAAATTCGTATTACCTTTGTGATGTATTTATTACAGAGGTAATGAAAAGAACATTAGTACTTTCAGACCAAGAGGCGGAATTGATAGAAGGGATAAGAAATTATAGACGGTCTTATCCTAACGGAAGCAGAAACTACGTGTTCTATCTCCGCGAGTTATTTGATGAAATGCTCGAAATGCCTTAGGTCGACAAGGAACCTCCACAGGAGGTGGGGGTTCCTTTCGCCTCTGTATCATAAACAGATATTTAAAAAAATCGATATGGTCTTAGAACAAAATCTCTTAACCGATGCCAGAAAAAAACTTGATGACATTCTCATTGAGGTTTCCTGGCGTGAAATAGCCCGCACGTATTTCGGAAAGTCAAGTTCCTGGCTTTACCACAAGCTTAACGGAATCAAGAGTGACGGCACAAAAGGAGGTGGATTCACCCCCGAAGAAACTGAAAAGCTTCGTGACGCCCTTCTTGACCTGTCCGACCGTATTGCCAATGCCGCACATTCGCTCTGTGAATAAATACAATCGACTTTCTCCTTTATCCCGGCTTCCGTCAGCCGGGATTTTTTTTTGTTCCCACGATTTCATTGTCCTCTTTGCGCGTATGCGCGGTTGTTTTCAAATGTCCTTGTACTCGGTTTTTGCGTCAAAGCTCGGACAAGCCTTGGGAGCGCAGTCGCGGTGCCCGATGACCCGGGCTGCCGGATAACGCACCCTATAAGTGCGCACGAGACTCAGCAGCGTCCGCTTCTGGGCTTCGGTGCGGGTGTCGCACGGCTTGTTGTTGTTATCCACTCCGCCGACATAGCTGATGGCGATTGCGCGGTTGTTCATGTCCTGCTGCGGGCAGTGCTGCCCGCGATGCTCATCGGGTCGCAGACGCTCATAGCTTCCGTCAAGATGCACAAGCAGATGATAACCCGCATACGTGACCCGTCCGGTCTCAGGGTCTGTGTAAGGCTCGAAACGCTGCGCCTTGTGCCAGCTGTCGAGTTCCGCACGGCTCACCTCTCTTCCGGGAGGTGTCGCCGTGCAATGGATCATGATCGTGTCTATAGATGTCTTCCTTTTCATTTCAGTAATCTTTTAAAGGTTGCTCAAGCATCAAGACCGCATTCTGCGGCTTGTTCCATAGCCTGCGCGATGAATGCGTAGACCTCGGCGAGGCATCCGGCGTGCTCCTCCATCGGCAGACCGTAGAAGTTCACCGACACGCTGGGCGCGGCTTCCGGGCTGGACTGCGACACGCTGAAGTTGGCGACGTTCACGCCGTCCCTGCTTACCTGTATGTTGCTTACACTGCGGTTGCCCGCCGCGTCTGTCTCCACATTGCATGAAACGGCGAAGACGCGATTCTTGTCATCCGAATTGTCAACTTTAAGAATAAATCCTGTTCTCTGTGCCATAATGTCTGTCTTTTTTAGATTGTTGTAAATGATTTTCATTTTTTTGCATGTGCCTGATATCACGCCGTCAGGAAATCGGCTTCCATCCGGGCCCATCCCCGACAATAAGCATGTCCGCTCCCTTGTTGGTCACGATGCCGGATCCTCCCTTTATGGTGACAGTCCATTCCATCGCCCATGTTCCTTCGGCTATCCCGTTAAAGCTGTTGACAAGTGTGAGGACTGTAAGCGAAACAAAAATAGATCCGGAGGATTCTCCGCCCGATTCACCGGCTTCATCGAACGTGTGCTCATACGATGCATGATGATACTCCAGAGGCGTGTCAGGATCCAAGGGGCGCGGTGGTTTCAGGTAAACATCGACACAGTATGTCGCCTTGCTCCATTGGCTCGCCCTGACCACATGCACCGTGACTTCCTTGCCGTCGTACAACGGAGAAAGACACCTCAGCCCCGGCAGATAATACCGGCGCAACTCAAGCCGGCGCCCCACTCCTCCGGGGCAGCCGAACGCACGGGTGTAATATAAGACGTTCTCGCGCAATGCCACCCAATCCGTAAGGTTCAGCCCTGTACCAGGGAACACTACCTGTGGTAGAAAACATATTGATACAGTCACGCTTTCCTTGTTATTGGGAGATGTCACCCCCGCTTTTTTGAGCAGGGAAGCCAGCGGCAGATCCCAGTTCGCGAGCCATGAGCCGGAATCCGTGCCGTCTGAGGTGAGGGTCTGTCCGGACTTGCCGCCGGGCACAATGGTGCCCGAGGTTCCGGGTCGTTCGATTTCCGCATTCGGTCCCGAATCGAGACAACGCAGCCAGTTCGTTCCCCTCAGCATAACACATGCACACGGGTAATAAGCCGACAGCCGTGCCGTCGAGCTTGACCTGTCTGTCGCCTTGATGATGTCATCCACCGAGACAGCCCGCAGGTTCGAAGGCTTTCCGGTGCCGTTGATGCCGTTGGCGAAACTGAACGTGATGGGAACGACCGCGCTTCCGACATCCACGTACACCCACATGGAGACACCCGCCATCGGAACCGGTGCCGCGCGATGGTCATAGCCAAGAACCCCAAGGAAATCATCCATCCTTTTCCAGTCTCCGTCACCCGGCTTGCCGACATAGCTGAAATCGCACTCATGTATATCCGTCAGCATACCTGACCGGGTTGCGCACTTGAGTCCGTAGATGATGCCATCGGCAATGTCAGCAGCCGTGCCCTTGAAACCTTCGCCGGGTAGAGTATGGTAATCCCCTCCGCGTATCGGCTTGTATTTAGACCAGCGGTTTATCCTGTCGGACGTGCACAGCGTCGCCACGTCATGACTCGCCACGCCCAGGGTCGCGGAGATGTCGTCAGTGTTGACCGGAGCCGTGATTATACCGTTTGCGTGTCCCATATCCTTAATCCTCCTGATTGCAGAGCAGGTCGCGCACAAGCATCGCCTGTCCGATCGTCCACTCCGGATTTGACTCCATCAGCCGCCCGAACGTCTCCTCGGACACCGTTCCCTGCGGCGACTCCACCTCCCTCTCCGCCTCATCGGCGATGCAGTCGTTGACCGCCGCCACATATTCCGCGTTGGCTTTCAGTGCCTCCTGCATCTCTGCGGAAGCCACAGCCACGCCGCGCTCTTCCGCCGGCATCGCGTTGAAATCCGCTATCAGCTTCTCCGCCTTGTCGAATCCTTCGGGGCGCAGACGCTTTATGGCATCGCGGCGCGTCTGCTCGAACTCTTCCGCGATTTTTCTCAGAGGCTGCATCCCTCTTACGAACGCCACGCGCTCCGCCGTCTCCATCCTGTCGCACTTCGCCCTGTCAAGAAGGGCATACGTTTCCGCGATTCTTGCTGTCGTTGTCTTCATGTCTTTGAAATTTTTGATTGGTTGTTATTGTAAAATATCATGTTCACGCGTTTCCGCGCATGTTCTCTATGGTCGCCTTGAGCGAGGCGTTCTCCGCCTCCAGTGCCGCGATGCGCTCTTCATGGTCGAGAACCCTGCGGCTCACGGTCACGACACCCAGCAGCGCGGCTTTGTCGTATTGAAGATCGAGCATTCCGGAGGATGTCCGGGGGGTGAGCTGCGGCATCAGTGCCTGCCAGTATTGCGCGATGCTTCCCACATCCTCGCCGCCGGTGTCTTTCCATCGGAAGAAAACCGCCGGGGCACGGGCGATGGCGCGGATGTCAAGCTCCACGTTTCCCGTCACGTCCTTGAGCCTTGCGTCCGAACTCGTATTCTGACCGCGTGCCGTCACATAACCCTCCGTGTAGATTCCCTTGTCTACATGCAGCGGTCCGGTCATGTTCGCCGCTCCGTCCGGCATTATGGACATGACGGTGTCTACCCACACGCCGTTGCGGTGGAAAGCGAGGTTGAACTTGCCGAACGCTCCGGACATGTAAGGCTGCTGGTCGTAGCCGGAGGCGTTGAGAAAGAACTGACCGTTCGTCCAGATGTCTCCGTTTATCCTTGCCGTGGAGTCAAAGTAGACAATAGTGCGCACGTGGAGCGAGCCGTTCACGTCAAGCGTATACCCAGGCGCGGATGTGTTTATTCCCACATTGCCGCCCTTGGGGTTCAGCAGCAGCGGAATCGCCCCCGTGTCGACTTTGCTGCTCTGTATCACGCCGTAGCCGTCTGTCGCCGCTCCCATGCCAAGATAATAGTTAGTGCCCATCGCGTTTGCGCGGAACTGCCCGTAGTCGGAGAACCACGCGGATGACTGCACCGAGCGTATCGCCTGAAACTCCCCGGTTTGTGTCATGCGGAACACCGAACTGCCGCCGAAACTGAAACGGAGTTCCGCGCCGGTGTTGAGCAGCTCCATCGAGAACAGACGGTCTGCGCCTGTCGCGCCCGCCGGTGTCGTGCCGCGCCGGTAGGCGAGCAGCAGCGGGGTCTGGCTGGCGTTGTCATGTATCTGCACGTTGTAGGCTCCGTGTCCGCGGTTCCATGCCGTTCCGGCGTAGTCCTCGCGGGTGAAGAGATAGTCGGTGCGGATGGTTCCCGCTCCGGCGTACAGCGACTTGCCGCCGAAGATGCGGATCCATGTGGTGTCGTTCATGTACCATCCGCCGCCGTATGTCTCCGAGTACCATCCCGTCGCCCCTGTCGAGCGGAACCAGTTCGAGGCGTAGATGGAGGCTGTCTGGATGTCTCCGTTGACATGCAGTTTGCGCGAGGGCGAAATCGTGCCGATTCCCACGTTGCCGGAGGTAGTCACGGCGATTGCGTCAGCTCCCGAGTTGTAGCTGATGCCGAAGTATCCCGCGCCATACATCCCGATGCGGAAGTAATTCGTGGTCTGGTTGTTGTTGTAGAGGCGGATGAACGCTCCGCTGCCGGCTTCTACGCGTTTAAGCAGGATGCCTGTCTCTCCCGTGTAGTTCACAGTCATCGCACCATTCACATTCCCCGTGCCGTCGAAACTCTGACCCCACAGCGTGCGCGGGGTCTGTAGGCGTGTCGCTGATGCAACGTTGTCTGTGGTGAAGGCGATACGCTTCCAACCCTGCCAGTTTCCGCTGTATTTCGTCCGGATATAAAGGTCGGTACCCAGATATTGCCACGACAGCTGCATCGGGCAATAGATGCCGCCGAAACCTATTGTGCCGCGGGCATCGCTGTTTTCCGCCGGTTTGTTGGCGACAGATGCCGAATCACCGTATCCGAAACCATATATCCTGATACCGTTTGAGTTCAGTACGTCGTTGAGGCTTGAAAGCTTGGCGGTGACGTTGTCGTATATGTCGCTCTTATGGTAGCCGTCCAGCAAATCGGCATCAAGCCCGCTTCGGGAGCCGTCGTTGCCCGCGTGCCATAGCGTGTTGCCTTGAAAATGCGGAGTGCCGTTGTCTTTGATACCGAGGTATCTGTTAGAGGGGGAATTGTAGATATACGAGCCGTGGACGTTATTCCAGCCAACGGCGTTCTTCGCCACGCCGCCGGAATAGACATACATGTACACCTCCTTATTGGCGGTGACACTATCCAATTTAAGGCAAGGCTGTGTGTCCATCTTGATATTCAGCATCCCCGTCATCGTGTCGCCCGCCTTTCTGACATATGCCGTCAGACCGGAGCCGATGAGAGAGTTGAAGTTGGAAGAGTCGAGGATGGTGCGCCACGCCTGCCATGTGTTCCCCTGCTGGTAACGCCACTGCATGTCGCCGTTGTTGGGCACCACAATCTGTCCCGCCCATGCAAGGGAGTTGTCCCATTCCATGTGCAGGATGTGACCGTCTCCGGCGGGTTTCCCCGAGGTCATCGACGATGTGGCGAGGAATGTGTACAGTCCCGCATTGTTGCCGAAGTTTACATTTGCCGTTGTCGGACGCGATGGATAATAGGTGACGAGTCGTTTGTCTTTCGCATCCACCTCCGATTTGGTGTAATAGTTGGCGAGCGACTGATGACTCGTAAGATAAGTATTGGAGTCCACCGAGCCGTCAGCCTTGAGGAACTGCGAGGAAGTGCCGCCCCGCCTGATGAACGAGGCTGCCGTTATCCCGCGCTCCGTGATGCTTGCCACAAGCGTCCCGTTGCCACTGGCGGCGGTGTAGGCGAGATTGGTCTTGTAGAAATTGAACACTCCGCCGAACTCATTAAAATTCATGTACTCGCGGTTCGGATAGCCAAGCTCGATGCCGTGTGACTTCTTGCTCTGCACGGTGTTGTTTGCAGCTCCGGTCTCCCCGGTTATTATCTTAGCCGTTATCCACTTGTCCGTGGCTATGACCTCCTGCGTGAATGTCTTGACACCGCTGATCACCTGCGCCGTGCCGAGCGTCACGTAGTTGGCAAGGCTCTGGTGCTGCCGCAGAAACCTCGCGTCAGCCTCTGCCTTGGAGTAATAGTTGCCGAGTGCCGATGTCACCCACGGCTGCGTGGCATACTTGTTGCCGGTCAGGTAATCCTCAAGCATGGCGATGTCAAGACCGCCGGTGCCCCCGCCTGCCTCGTTCTTGCCGCGTGCCGAGAGGAACTCGTCAGTCCAGAGACCGTGTTTCGCGCGTATCGATGTAACTCCGTTCTCCGTCACTTTCTCGAACAGTGAGTCGAACAGATCCCGGAACTCGGAAAACGTGGAATTGTCGACCTTCCCCGCCAGCAGCGCGGTAAGTCTTGCCGCCTCGATATGCTCCCCCATGTCTGGCGACGAGGCGGCGGAATATGCGGATGGTGCCGGATTTCCCTTGCTTTTCAGTTTTATTTTAACTTTAGTCAGTGCCATGTGTCGTTGTGTCAGATGTTGTCGATACTTCTCATTCTCACTGTCGCCGCGCCCTGCTGCAGGTCACGCGACACGCTCACCGGATAGAAACGCCGCCTCCGCATCGCCGGAATCGTGTAAACCCACATCATGGGATTGTTGCTGCCCGTCCTGATCGACTGCTCTATCTCCACATGCGGTCTGTGACATTCCCGGTAGTACCAGTCCACATAGAGCTGTTCCGGCTTTGCCTGGACTCCGAGACGCGGATCCCACACACTCAGCAACCCCGTGCCGCTGTCTGCGTCTATCGCCGTACTGTTGCGCGTCACATCCCGTACCCCGAACGATGCCCGCTCTTCCGCTGTAAGGTCGGAATGTATGCGCATCGTTATGTCATCCTTGGGATTGATGAAACTTTCGTCAGTGTCGGAGACATAGACAAGGTCGTTTTCGTTCAGCGGATCATTCCCTGCATTGTCACTTATTATCCGGATGTTGAAATCCTTGAGCCAGATTCCTGAAACGTAGTTCAGAAGCAACAGGGAGGAGTCCTGCTGTCCGGTTTCGGTATTGTCGGGCATCGTGAACAGGTCGCATGGCATATCCAGATCCATGTTTAACGGCCACAGCGTGTCGGTCTCCGGACCGAGGATCAGGAACGTCACCTCTCCGTGAAGATTGTCGCTCTTGCGTATCGGGATTATTGTCCCTTTGGCATCGAGCTGAAGCGAGTAATGCGCATTTTTCCAAATGTCGTATTCCTTGCCGATTATGTAATCTCCGATTTTCGGATCAAAACCGATGGTGAAACTCTGGGCGAGAAACTCGCCGCGGTCGGCGCATTCTCCGATGGTGTGGAACCTCTCCCAACGGTAGGAGTCGGTCTCACCGGGTCTTGTGTGTTCCACCAGACATTTGTCACCTACAATCAGCATGCATCTCAGTGCCCTGATTTTCGAAAAGACATCTTTTTCAATAAAGGAGTCGCCGGTGTATACTGATCTGTATTCCCCGCGTTTCAATGCCTCTTCCTCGCAGAATACATCGAAACCCATATTGGACACCCACAAGCTGAAATCATTGATTTCCGGAGTGTCGCCGGGATTCTGCGCCTTGTAATACTCACGGTAGAACCGCCGGAGGTCTCCCTCTTTGTATTTCGTTACTGGCACCTGATTGAAATCGACCACCTCCTTGCTCGGCCTTATGGTGTCTGAAACGGGTGCAAACGCTATTTTTCCGGATATGTCGAGATATCGGGTCGTGGTGTCGTCTGCCGGAGAAAGCTGCATGTATCCGCCGGAGAAAGCGGCACGGGGAACCGAAAGGTCGAGCATATTTTTGAACTGTTCGGATATATGTCCTATAAAATCAGATTTTGACCGCTCGATGCCGTCACCCCCGACACCGATCACCATATATTTCTCCCTCTCTGAGTCAATGGCGATGCTGTTGTCTTTCTTCTTGGGTTCCGTCTTTCCTCCGGTCAGTTCCACGAACATCGCCCCCTGTGTCCTGTTCACGCCATCGGGATAGCGGTTCTGCCACGTGTCGCCGAAACTGTAGAAATCATCCGCAAGCTTTGCGGCGGAAAGGGGAATCATGCAGTCCCATTTTTTCGACTGCGCGGTGCGCCCGAAGAGCCGCCACCCTTTCGCCTCAAGAACACGGATCCACCACTCGCGCATCCAGTAGCTCTCTTCTCCTGCCGGATATATGAGATTTGTGCCACGGGATGAAAGAAACAGCGATCCCTCGCGTGTGGGGTCTCCCTTGGTGAATGAAAATTCCTTCAGATAAAGCTGGTTGCCGGAGAAAGGGCTCGAATATGAGTCATCGCCGAGAGGATCGGGGATAAAATCATCAATCTCTTCTGTCTCGCATGTCACCTCTATCCGGTTGAACACCTCCCCTATGTCGAGCTTTGAGTTACTGCCGTATGCCGTGCGCTGTGTCACCGCATAGACGCTTGCGTTTTTCAGGTCATCCCATGAAAAAACAATCACGCGGTCTCCGTCATGGGCGATATGGAGATTGAGATAACGGAGGCATTCCGTCACCACCTCTTCGGCGGTCCACACTGATTCCTCGTCATCCCCCATGAAACGGCGTTCGTCCACGAGGATGCCGTCGAGCGCCGACACCCCTCCTTCTTCGACAAGAGGCGCGGAGATCACATCGAGACTGTCGATGTCCACAAGCGCGAGCGCACGTGTCAGAATATCGCGGATCGTGCGCTGTGCGCACTCCGTGATCGCTTCCTGATATGTCGGGTTGCCCGACATGGTTTCGCGCCATGTGAGCCACTGAAGCGCGCCCAGACGGTCGATGCAGTTCACCTCCAGTGTGTCAAGCGCGGAGTTGTAGCCCTGCGAATAGGTGCGCGGCAGGATGAAACCGTCAAAAACGGTGTGCTCCCCCACTTTCATCACCACTGTCGCCTCGCGGCAGTCGCTCCGGAAGAGATCCGGCACGAAGTCGCGAGCCTTCAGGCGGACGATTGCCGACTGCCGGAGGATTACATCGAAAATGTCGTTTGTCTCCCCCTCGATGGTCAGAGCTTCCTCGGAATCGAGCATCAGACCCGATTCGGGCGCGCCGATCTCGATGTGTCGGCTTCTGTCGTTGCCCGTTACGATCTCCACGGAGACAACGCGTCCCGCTGTGTCATATGTCTTGCCGGTGTATAACATCTTTTTTCGTTCGTTTTTATCGGTTTTTTCTGCCGCTCGCGCTTCCTATGCGCCGGCGGTTAACCATGCATAGCTCTATGTCGGAACCGCGCAGCCGTCCTGTCACCTCTATGCGCTGTGTCCCCGCTCCTGCGTCCGGAAGCAGCTCCCGGAGCTTGTTGAGGGGGGCGATCACCTCGGGGTTGTTCGATGCTCCGGCGTATTCGCCCACAAGTGCCATTGTCGGACCGGACACGATGCCGCCGCTGGCGAATGCCGTGACCTGTTTTATCTGCGCCACCGCCGCGACGGCTGTGGCGAGTCCGGAGATGGCGAACGCTATCCATTCCCACGGAGACCCCTCGCCGCCTTTTTTTGCGGAGGCGGCGGCGAAGCCCGCCATTACGTTGGCGATGGCTCCGGCGATGATGCCGGCGATGTTCAGAACCGGACTCTCCATCGCGTCTCCCATTGCGGAAAAGGCGGAAGCAGCGGAACGCCCTACATCTGCAACCCCTTTGAGGTTGTTTTGCAAAGCGTCTGTGGCATCGTTCGTGTTATTGACCACCCGGGGAAGTTTGCCGAGTTCCTTCTGCAGCGCGTCCGCGTCCACCTTGACATCAAGGGTGAGATCCATGGAGCGGCCTTTTTTGCGGAGGTCGGTCATCAGGTCACTTTTGATGATTATGTCAATCACCTCAAGCCGTATCCCTTTCTCTTTCTGCCTGAGCGTGTCGATCTGCCGCTGTATCTCCGCCATATCCTGCGGGTCGACCTGCAGCTTCAGTTTCCCCTCCAGTTCGGAGACCTGCTTCTCTATGTCGGCGAGCGATCCGGCGGGTATGACCGTGTCCGTTTTCGGACTGCCGTGCGGCTCAGTTCTCCGAGGCGTGCCTGTTTTCAGTTTGTTGGCGTTCTCTGCCATCTGCTTCTGAATATCCGCAAGCTCCTCTTTGTCCCTGTTTATGGTTTCTTCATAATGCCGGTCAATGGAATCGTTGACCTTTATCAGGTTTTCCGTGAATTTGGCGAGAGCCTTGAAGCCATTTTTTCCTGTGGTGACAGGCTTTGGGCGTTTTTCGGCGTTTTTCTGGCGTGCTATCTCTTTTTCGGCTATGTCGTTGGCAATTATCCTCGCTTTCGCCTCAAGCACCATCTGCCGGGCGTAAAGCTCCGAAGCGGAAGTCAGCTTGTCATACCAGTCTTTGACTGAGGAGAAACAACCCATTGTGTCGCCGTATACACCGTTTAGCTCCTCTACTTTCTTTCGCTCTTCCTCTTTCGAGCCTTTCCAGTTCTTTAGCTCCGCGATATGGCGGGTTATCTGGGCGGTGGCATTCTGCATCGCCTGGTCCACGCTCTTTTGCGCGTCCGACACCTCGGTCACGGCATTCGCGGTGTCCTGTGCCGCGTCCTCGACCCCGTTGAGCTTGTTGACGACAAAAGCGAGACCTTCGCCAAGTGCCCAGATGGCGGCTCCTACACCGGTCGAGATGAGGGCGGTCTTCACGACCATCATCGATGCCTTGAATGTCAGGGCGAAAGTCTTGGTGAGAACCGTGTTCGCCTGCATCGAGACCCCGAGCACCTTGACATCAACCGAAGTTGCACGGCACGCCGCGCCGATTGACTTGATTCTCCCGGGAATGCCGTTTATCATCGTCCCCACTTTGACGAGATTCGAAAAGCCGAGAACCGTCTGGTTTATGAACGTGATGCCAGGCTGCAGCTCCTTCACCATCCCCCCGAGTCTTTCCTGAAGGTCTCCGATGTTGTTTGCCGCCTGTTTCATCTTGCCGCTGGGGGTGGCGGCAAGCGCGGCGTTCATCTCACCTACGTTGTTGGTGATGATTTTCGCAAGCGCGGCGGCGCGCTCCTGTTCCGTGCCGTATTTCACGGCTTTCTCCTCGGCTTCTGTAAATGTTATGCCCACGCGCCGGAGTGCCGCCGTCTGTCCCTGCATCGCCTTGCCGAGAAGGTTCCCGATATTGACCGCATCGCCGCTTGTGGCGTTCAATCCTTTCTGCTGCGCCACAAGATTGTTCATCGCGGGGATAAGCGTTTCCAGTGCCTCGCGTGTCTGCAGGAAAGTGGAGATCTGCTGTGCACCCGCGAGCTGCACTTCATCGCCGATAACCCCGAGTTGCTGCTGTGCCGAACAAAGATCCTTGATGCTCTGTATCTCCGCCTCGGTCGCACTCATGCGCTGCCGCATGACTGTCTCCAGCTTGGTCTCTGCCTCGACCTGCACATCATATGCGTCTGTCAGACTCTTCATCATCCCCTGCATGGATGACAGTGCCCCGGTGATCGCGTCGAGACCGAACGAGACTTCCCCAAGATCCTTCAGGGATTGCCTCACACTGACAGTCTCTTTCAGCGTGCCCTGCATCACTTTTTTCAACGCGTCCGCGTCCATCGTGAGCTTCTTGAGTCCGTCTTTGCCGTCCTCGATCACGAAACCTATGGAGATAGTCTTGCCCGACATAATTTTTTTACCGTTTATGCGTTATATTTTAAATATCGTTAATTCATTCATTCACTGTTCACCTTTAAAGAAAAACCGGACAAATGAAAAAGGCAGGATTCACAATCACCCGAAGCAGGCGACCTTTGCTCGACCGTATGTTCGAGCCGTTGAAAAGCAACCGGTCTTTTCGTTTTATTTATCTGCTTGCCGGTCTCAACGGCTTCCTTTTCGGCATATATTTCCTGCTGAAGGGCACCGGTCTCTCAGGATGGGAATGTGTCCGGAACTGGGCTTTCAGTGCCGGGTGCTTCTGCATCTTCTTCGCGCTGGGCTGGATTTATCGCAGATGGTATAACACATCGAAGAGCAAATGCTTTGCCCGGAACCTCACCGATGAGGAAATCAAGGGGAGGGAGCCGGTCTTTGAACCCTGCGCTTTCGGCGGCATCACGTTCAGACTCCAGAACCCCAGGAACCTTGACGGGGAGCGTTTCACTGAAATCTACGGAACAAAGGAAGAATCCGACAGATAAAACCGGTTGCGGGATCAGCCCCATTTTCGCAGAGCTTCCTCGGCTCTGCGTTTTCTTTCTTCCATCGTGATCTCCTCAACGTGTCCCGTCCCTTTCTCCCAGGGAAACGGCAGCAGGCTCTTCGGCGTTATCCGGTTCTTGACATGCGGCTGGATCATGATTGCCGCCTCCATCCGCATGATTTCCCACCGTTCGCGGCTGAGCCTCTCCTGCTCGTCCCGGTGCGCCTTGCTTATCCAGTAGAACTGCTCGGGAGAAAGCCGGCAGAAGTCCGTGCGGCTCATTCCCAGGACTCCGACCGCATACCCGAACAGCTCTAAGATTCCGGGCTGTCTTTTTTTTTCACCTCTTCGCCTTTTTCCGGATTCTCCTCATTCCTCTGGCTCTCGACATATGTCTCTTTCCATTTCTTGAGTTCCTCAGGCGTGAGACGGTTCGCAAACTGCTGCGGGGTGTAGTTCATCGCGATTCCCGCCGTCTCGGATGCTGCCGCCGTGCCTGCCCATAGAAGCTTGATCAGATCCGAAAGACTGCCCATGTCGGCTTCCGTCGCCTCGCGTCCGGTCTCTTCCTTGAAGATAAGCATCGCGCCCAATGAGATCTCGACGGGGAAAGACTCCCCGGTTGTCAGTGTGATAAAATGTTTTTTCATGTTTCCCGATATTTGAAAAAAATAATTTGTATTGGTGAAGTGCGGCGGCAGCCAGCCCCCGCTCTCCTTTTTTTTCAGTTTGCTGGCGCCTCACCCTCGGAGAGTGCGGTCTCGTCAAGAATTTCCGGTGCCCCGTTGTTGCTGAACGATGCTGAGTAGGTGGAATCCGTACCCGCGTCGTCCGTGCGCTCCAGCGAGTCTATTATCACGCTCCCCTTGAAATAGGGTTTGTCTGCTGTCTCGCGCTCCATGCACTTGGCGGTTACCGGTTTTCCGGTCTTCCATGCCTTTAAGAGCTTGGCGTAGCCTGCCTCTTTCTCTCCGTAGAACACAAGACCGTCGGTGCTGATCGATATGCTCAGACCGGTCACGGTCTTCTCTTTGAAGAGCGAGGCGGTGATCGGGTCATCTGCCGGTGCCTTGACGGCATGGTCGGTGGTCTCCGAGCTGCACGTCATCTTGTGTGAGGTGCAATGTCCGATTGCCACGTCTTCGATATAGAGCAGCATGTCGCTGCCGTTGCAATATCCTTTTTTCATCTTATTCTCATTTTGAAGTTAAGTAACTTTATATACGCGCCTTCCTGATAGTCTTCGGTCTGGTCGGTCATCATGCAGTGCGAGACCAGCATCCCGTGGGAGGTCTCCCCGCTCAGCCCGTCGAGCGTGGCGCGCACGGCTTCCGCGATATCCACACACGCCGGGTAGTCTCCGGCTATGCAGTAGATCTCCACAGCCACCATGTCGGAGACAGTCCCCGTCTTCACCGGTGTCGGCTCAAGAGCCTCCACCAGATAGCACACTGCCGGAGACTTTATCTCCGTTGTCGAGACAAGGGGAAAAATCCTTGTGACTCTCGATGTGACGGCTTCCGATTCCGAAAGCGCCTCGTAAATGGCAAGACCTGCCGACAGTCCGGTGCGCGGCAGTCTATCTGAATGATCCTCCATATTTCAAAGCTGTTTTTTCGACATAGCTGACCATTTGCCTCTGCAGGTCTTCCGATGCCGTCTGTAATGCCGTTCCCTTGGCTTTCTCCATGAACCGGAATGCGGGCATCGCTCCGGTGCGTCTCCCTTTCCCTTTGCGTTTCCAGGATATGCCGCAGAAGCTGCCGCTTCTGGTGGTGCGGCGTTCGGCGGTTCCACCCTCCGCCCAGAGCGGCACAATGCGCAGCCGCTCTTTACGGCGGGCTTCGGTCAGTTCCCGTCCGGTCTTCGAACCGTAGTTGACACGCCTTTTTTTTGTGCCCACTGTCACTTTGAAGCCGAGTGCCTTCTTGTATACCACAACCCGGATGCCTTTCTCGACATCGCGGTTGCTCCGCAGACCGGATGAGCGAAGCTCCTTCACGGCACCGGCGCGGACGTTCGACGCCGCCGCCCGGAAAGCGCCGCGCATGGCGGTGCGCCGCTGCTTCTCTCCCAAAGATTCGAACATCCGCCGGAGCCGTGTGTCGTCATATGTGAAATCTGTTCCCATACTGTCAGTCGTTCACCCGTTCGCATGATATGCGCAGCATGCCGTTGGCGGGATCGGGGAAGACCCCGACAATGGCATACAGCGTGCCTGTGGCTGTGTCCTCTACCCGCATAGTGTCTGTGAGACGGTGCTGGATGCGCAGCCGGTATTCGGCGCGGTAGTCTGTGAATAGCTCGCGATTCTCCACGCGTGCCGTGGATGTGTGCCTTACCCTTTCGGCAAGAATCACCCGTCCGCGTTCCCACACCGTGCGGTCCGCACCCGTGCCGGGGTCGGTGGTGTGTACCGGGCGATAAACCCTTAGCAATGGCTTGAGATTACCCGCTTTCATACCGTCAGCCGCTGATATGGTCTCACAAGATACTCGAGCGTAAGGTTAGGACGCTCCCTCCCTTCGGGGTTGGCATAGTGGTCGGCGACAAACACCAGGACCGCGAGCCGGAGGTCTTCGGGCCATTCGCCGCCGCCGATCTCCACGAGTTCCTCGCGTGTGCGGTTCACACGCGACAGGACGAACGCCTCCCCCTGACGCTGCAGGGAAAGAAGAAGACTGTCGGTCGCGGGGTCTTCGAAGTCAATGCGGCATTGCTGCCTGAGTCTCTCCAGATCTGTCATCGCGTTCGGTCTTTATGGTTTTACACTGAAGCTTTAAGAAGCGTGTAGACTTCCGGACGTACCGTGGCGGTGCCGAAATCCACGTTGAGAGTGAACTTCACCTTGTTGGATGCCGCTCCGGTGTAGGGGTCTACGATAAAGTAGAAGTCGCCGAACTGACCGGCTACCTGATAGCGGAAGTCGCCGAGTCCGATGTTACCCTCTCCGATCGCGCTGTGGCAGAACACCGGAAGCCCGCAGAGACGGTCGTTCTCGATACACATGATGCCGCTTCCCGCGTCTTTGGGCGTTGCCTCAAGCTCTGCCTTCATTGACTCGGTCATCACCCATGCCATGTACTGCGATTTCACACCCTTCGAGAGGAGCGCGGCTTTCTCTTTGTTGAGCGCCTTGAAGTTCAGGGCGACCGCTTTTGCAGTCTTGCCGACAAAGGGACCGGTAATGGCGCAGTTCTTGTTCACCTTCTCCGGCGAAAGGATGATCTTGTTCATCTTCTCGGCGATTGCGCGGGGAAGAAGTTCGCGGATGATGCGCTCCAGTTTGCCGTCGGAGTTGAAAAGCGACTCGCGGGTCGCCGATACGGAAACACCGATGCGCTGGGTGACTGTGGGTACCTTGTCAAGGTTGATCTTCTGGTCATCGAGTTCCTCTGCCTCTCCGGCTATCTGTGCCTCCACAGCCTCCACGACCGGCCATTCGTAGCCGCCGCGGCATCCGGTAGGCATCTGAATGCCGATTTTGTTGTAGATCAGATCCTCGGTGAGGGGCATGGTCACGTCCTGGATCGTGATGGGGAAAAGCGCGCCCGCCTTGATATCGTCTGTCGTCATCAGTTTGGCGACATCAGGAGATGTCGGGTCGGTGCCTTCCTCCCTTACCTGAAGCTCTATGGCGCGTCCCGCCGTCGATATGGCGCGTATTGCCGCGCGATACGCCTGCATTCTGCTCAGGGGCTTGGGTTCCGCGCTTTCAGGCATTGTGGCGCTCATCTGCATCAATAGATAGGTCTTCTCTCTTTCAAGCTGGGCTATCTCGCCCTTTTCGGTGTCTGTGAGGTCTCGCTCCTCTGTCTTCATCGCTCCCGCGATGGCTCTGAGCCGTGCGTTGATCTCGGCTACTCTTTCATAATTCTTTTTCATGAATGGAAAAAATTAAAAATGGTTGATAATCTTTAAAACTCCCGGGATTTCGAGAAGAGTTCCTCGATGGTGCGCTGGCGGCGGCGTGCCTTCTCCTGTTCGAGCTGCCCGGCGCGGAACTCCTCCTCGATGGCGCGGGTGGTCTGCGCCTCGGTCTGAGGATACGCCGGAAGGGGGGTCAGCGTGAAGTCGTGCACCGAGCGCATCCGCTTCACCGTGTAGACCACGTATTCCTTGCCGTCGCGGGTCTCGGACTGCCGCTCTACCTCGCTGCGGTCTCCATAGTTGACGGTAAAGGCGAACGAGCAGCCGGTGATGTCTCCGCGCCTGATCGCCTCCAGTGCCACACGTCCGTCTTCGGTGTCGGGCGCCTCGAAGCTGAAATGCACCCCGTCGTCGCGGATCTCGTAGGTCAGCGAGCCTGATCCGCGAAGCGAGCGGGCGAGAAGCCGGCGGTTGTCGTGATAGAGTGTCATCAGTATCGTGGAAGCGTCAAGAAGCTCGCGGGTCACGGCTTCCGGGGCTATCACCTCCCGGATCTCAAGCTCATCGTCTTCATAAAGCGGCTCCGATTGGCTGTTGAACACTATCGCCACACCCTCGATGATGCGCGATGACTCCTCCCCGCCCGTCTCGCGGACGCGTACATTGCCCGGAAAAAAGGTTTCCCGGCGTTTGATTCCCTGTATTCTATTCATCTTTGTCGGTTTTGTCGTTTGTCTTGCTGATGTCTGTCGCCGCGCCTGCCTCCGACACGGGGCGCAGATTTGCGGAAATGAGGGGGATGTCGCCTCCCTCTACCCCTTTCATGCCCATGGAGGCGCGTGCCTCGTTGACGGTCATGGTGCCGGTCTGGATTCTTTTCTCCGTATAGCGCATCCGGCTCTCAAGGTCGGCGGCGTAAAGCTCTTCCTCGGCAAAGCGGAAACGCCGTTTCCCCCATTGCGTGGAAGGAATCAGCTTCCGTGTCAGTTCGTTCTCGATCTGCCTGAGCATCGGGCACAGCGTGTCGGTCAAAAATGAGGAATAGGCATTCTCGGCGCTCTTGTAGTTGAGCGATGTGTCATCGAACACAAAAGAGGGATGCACACCGAAGAAGCGGCACAGCTCGCGCACGGTGAATTTGCGCGTCTCCAGTGCCTGCATGTCGGCGGCGGTCATCGAGAAACTGTGATACTGAGCCTTGCCGCCTACGGCGAAGACGCGTGTCCCTCTCCTGATGTGCGCCGACATGTCATCTGCCATTGCCTGAAGCGCCGATGTCTGGTATTCGCCGAAGCCGGGGGTGCCCTGCTCGTTGGTGATGAATCCCATGCTCGTTCCGCCGTTGGCGAAAGTGGTGAGGGTGTTGCGGTCGGCGGTCCCGGCTATCGATGTGACCGTCGATGCGAACCGGATCACGCTCACGCCGTCGAGTCCGTTGAGCGTGCGTCCTTTGATGCGGATGATATCCGTCTCGTCATATTCGCGCGATGTCAGACCCTGCGACATGTCTTCCACCAGATAGCGGCCGAGCGACACGCGGTGTGCCGTGTGCGGGCTGCAAAGCACCAGACGCATCAGCCGCCCCGTTATTTCCGAATACTGGGGCACGATGTATGCCTCGCCGTGGAAAAGCGTGGTGAAAATGAGCTGCCGCCAGAAGTCGAAACCGGAGGTGTATTCGTTTGGCGAAAGACGGAGCAGCCATGCCGTCGTGTCTTCCTGCGCCGTAAAGATGCCGTCCTGCTTTTTCTCGTAGAGCAGCGGAAGCTTTGCCACGCTGTCGCTCAGAAAGGCGGCACAGCGGTAGACGGTCGACAGTGTCAGCGACAGTTCCGCGCTGTCGAGCCTTACAGGTTCGGCGGATTCGATCACGCCGCGCCCGCCCGGTGTCGCGCTTATGAGCTTCGCTCCGCTTCTGAAAAAGAAGTTTTTTATTTTGCCGATTGTTGCCATACATAAATCGGCTGTCGAAAAACAGGGAGTTGGCACCAATTGGCACCACTTTTTGTGTGAAAAGGGCGATTTTTAACGTCTGTTAACTAAAATCCCGTGTTTTTTGTGTGTTTTCCGTTCTCATTGCCCCTCGGCGGGCTGCCACGATTCGGCAAAGAGTTTATGGCACATCAGCTTTGTGATCACGCCGTCTATCTTGCCGTTGTGATATTTTTTCATGGGCTTGCGGTTGTTCATCCGGTCTATCTCAAGACAGGCGTTTGCGAAACAATAGGCATTGATGGGGTTGTCGTCGATGAAGATGTGTCCGGTGCGGATGCCCACCTCGAAACTTTCACAGCTTGAGGTGAACGCCATGAAGCTCTGCCCCACACCTTTGAGCACGGAGGATGCTCCGGCGGCGGCGAGCATGTTGAGACATTGGCGGCTTTTGGCGGGGTCGTAGCCGATGGCGATCACGCGTGTCGGACCGTTGAGCCTGAGCACGAGATCCACTATCGCCCGGTAGTCTATGACTTCCCCATCTGTGAGGATCAGGTGCCCTTCGTCCGCCCAACGGCGGTATAGCCGGCGGTTGGCGTGGGTCTCCAGACACACGCGGGGCATGAAGTAATACGTCTTGTAGTAGAAGGTGAATTTCCGGGGGTCATACGCTCCGAGTGTCACGCATGAGAAGTCATCGCGCACGGAAAGGTCAAGCGCGATGGTGGAGACCCAGCGGTCGGGGAAACGGGCGGGGTCTATGTGGCGGGTGGCTTTCTGTATGCATTCGGAGTCAAGCCATGTCGATGTCTCGTTCACGCAGAATTCGTTCAGAAGCTTTGTCCGGAACGTGAGCATGTTCTCAGCCGACATCTGCGCGGTCTCCCATTCCGTCTCGTAATAGTCTTCCTGAATGGTGACCCCGATGTGGGGCTGCACCTTGCGCCATGTGCGCGGGTCATCGGGACGGTCATCGACATCGGGCATGAAGAGGGAGGCGAACATGCGGTCGTTGGCGAACTCTCCGCGCAGAACTCCTTTCGCGCCCTCTATCTCGTGGGCAAACGGTCCGTCCACGACCTCGGAGGCGGTGGAGATCACAACGGTCAGTGGTTCGAGTCGCGCTCCCATCGACGAGGTGAGCACGTTCTTGAGGTCGGATCCGTTTGCGCCGGGTGTGTTGCGTGCCTGTGCGTATTCGTCGATGATGGCGAGACTGGCGTTGAGACCGTCACGCGTCCGGGCGTTGGCGGCGAGACATTCCGCCATGCTGTTGCGTGTGCCGTCATTGAAGAAAATCGCCTCGCGGTTCACCTTGACGTTGCCGCTGTCGCCTTCTATGTCGCGGACTATGCGCCGGATCTCGTCAAAACAGATCTTTGCCTGCTTGTAGGAGTTCGCCCCTACGTATGCCTGTGAGTTGTTGTCGCCGAAATAGAGGTCGTAGACCGCCAGCGAGGCGGCGGAAGTGGTCTTGCTGAATTTACGGGGCACGAAGATATATGCCAGACGCACCAGCCGCAGACCTTTGTCGTTGTCGAATCCGAAGATGCTGGCGAACTGGAAGCATTGCACGGGGGTCAGCCGGTAGCGAGTCGGTCCATGGGTGCCGGAGAAGCGCAGCAGTTCGTAAAAACGGAAAAACCTCCTGACGCGTTTCCTGTTCCAGACATAGCGGTCAAGAAGCTCATGAAAGCGGACGATCCCGAGTATCTCGTAGAGGTTGTGCGCGTCCGGATCCGCCGCCACCGCCGTGCAGTATTCCATGATGCGGGGGTCGGTGTCGTCGAGCTGCCGCCGGTGCCGCTCCCATCCGGAGACGAGGCGCGGCAGACGCGCCGACAGCGTGCGCTTCAGCTCTCTGTCTCTCCGTTTCTCTTCGTCAGTCGTCATCGCGCTCAAGTGCCGCGAAGAAGGAGTCGCGGCTGCTCTCTGTCTTTGGTTCCATTTTGCCGGACATGTTCAGTCCGAGTGATTTCAGGAGGGCGGTGTAACTCTCCATCTGGCTTTTGTAGGCGGTGAAGATGGGATTCACGCCGAGACGGAGATCGCCCTCGCGGCTCACCACTGTCTGAAGGGCGCAAAAACGGTCTATGTCTTCCCACATCACCTGTGACGCGCCCCAGAGCTGCGCGGCGGCGCGGATCTGCGGCTCCAGCGATTCCGTGTAGGCGCCGAGTTCCCGGAGGGAGCGGCGCAGGGTCTCGGCGTGTTCGGCGGCGATGGCGGAGGCGCGGGGACCGCGGTAGGTCCTGAGGTCCGAGTCTTCTTCCGGTGCGGCGGGTGTTTCCTTTTCGCCGTGGGTCGTGTGTGTCTCCTCTTGTGCCGGTCGCCGCGCCTCCTGCCGTGCCGCACGGTTGGAGGAGATGATCATGTCGCACTGCTCCGCGAAATCGGGGTCGCTCTTGCGCCACTTGTAGTAAGTGTCGCGGGCGATCCCGATCTCCTTGCAGGCATCGGAAATCCTGTAACCTTTGCCAAGCAGTACCATGAGCTGTCTCTTCTCTTCCATCCTTGCGCTGTGTCTACGCGTTTTTTTTCTACATTCCGTTTTTCTACATTTCTACATTTCCCCCACGCGTTCCGGTTTTTGCCCGCGTGTGAAAAAAGGGGCAGCGTGAGGTTTTACGAGGGGGCCCCGGTCGCCGAAAAACAGCCCCCCGGGGTCTGTGTTCCGTAGAAACGGCGGGCGAACAGGTCAGCTTCGGCACGTTGTCGGCGTGCGTTCTCTTCGGCTGTCCCTTTCCCCATCCGTTCGTGTCTCTTCACATGACAGGCGTGGCAGAGTCCCGCCAGATTGCCGGCATCGAATGCCAGCCGCTCCATCCGCGCGGGGTCGCGCTCAATCGAAACGGGACGGATGTGATGTACTTCCGTGGCGGGTGTCACCACTCCCTCCGCGGCACAGTCCGCGCAGAAGGGGTGACGCGCCAGATGCAGGGCGCGGAGCTTGCGCCAGCGCGTTGTGTTGAGCATCTTGTGGTATCTGTCTCGTGGTGCTGTCATATCCTTTCGTTTATCCTCTGACGCTGTGTCGGGTCTTCCCTGTCCGCCTCTCCGTAGAGAAGGTTCTCTATCCATCCCGTGTGTCCCCCGTCCGGTGTGTCCGGCACGGAGTGGCGCAGGAACTGCACAAGCACCGTGCGCGCCAGGGCGCACGCCGAGGGATAACCGGCATTGCGTGCCTTTTTCTCAAGGCGTGCCCGATATTCCTCCGGGATGCGGATATTGAGGCGAGACGTTGACATGTGCTTTGATGTTCAGGTAGTCCGTTGTTTGCGATTCCTGCAAAGATAACATTTTGTTTTATATTCTCAAACCTCAGACGTTAAATGCCCGGCAAACCATAGGGAATGCCGGGCACGCCACGTGCTGCATGATGACAGATGAATGGTTGTTTATTGCAGCTCGTCGGCTAAATCCTCAAGCTCAAAAGCAATCGTATATAGTGCGTCCTTTAAAACCCTCATTTCTTCTTTTGTGAACTCGCAGGGTTTGCCGTTCTTCATGTGGTTGTTCAGTTTCTGACAGAACCAGCTGCTGGACTTACCGAAGAACCTTTGCGCAATATAAGTGCCGTTGACAACACGCAGAAGATCCTCTTTGTTGAGAAATTGAATCTGTGACAATATTCTGTTCGGCTCTTTTGTTTTGTATTATCCATGATTGTTTTATTTACTCGTTCTTTGCTTTGTCTATCTCATCCGCGTAATCGTTCAAACGTTTGGCAATGTCTCTGAGTGATGCCGATATGGCTGAATACTCATCGGGCGTGAACGCTCTTTTTTTGTTGCATACCGTCATACCTGATAGTTTCTGGGCAAACCAGCTCTGGGTCTTGTTGAAATACCGCTTTGCAAACTTGCTGACATTAAGCAGCCCGTCCAGCTCATGGAAGACAACCCACACCGCCTCGGACTTAAGCTGCATCTGCTGTTTGCGCCGATATTCAGGGTCACAGAACTGCTCAAATGTTATTTTTTCTTTTTCCATTTTTTTGTTAATTTTGCCTCCCGCAATCACACGGGAGGCATTGATTAGTTACTGATCAGTTCAAAAAGCAATCCTCTTATCTGATTGCAGATTGGTTGGTTTTTCTTGGTTTCGATTAGCTCCAATAAATCTAAAATCCGGAAAACCAACCATTTTTTATTATCCATTCATCATTACACCTCCTTTCTGTTTGATGTTACAAAGGTAGTAATAATTTTATTAATACGCAAGTTTTTTAGCACTTTTTTTCGTTCTGTTTCTCATTTTTTTCGTGGTCGGCGATGATTGCCGCAGCAAGCTGATTCACGATATCGCGCTGACCCGCCCCCTTGCCGGTCAACGCGGCGACCATCCGCTCGTCTACCGTCCCCTCGGCAACGAGATGGAACACGCGCACAGGGTATTTCTGACCCTGACGGTGAAGCCGGGCGTTCGCCTGCTGGTACAGCTCAAGTTTCCACCCGGTGGAGAACCAGACGATGCGACGGCCGCCGAACTGCATGTTCAGACCGAATGCAGCAGACGCGGGATGCAGCAGGAGCATCCCGATATAACCTTTGTTCCATCGCGAAAGCTCCGACGGTCCGCGGTAGACCTCTATCGTCCCCCTGTCTCTGTCGGGTCTGTCAAGTGTGTCGTAGTATGAGGGTATGAGCTTTTTGCTCAGACGTGATTCTTTCAGCTTGTCGAAATACGACAGAATCCGGTCCCGGTCATGCTTGTACTGGTAGAACACAAGTATCGGGGAATTGTCCTCGCTCTCGTAGATGTCCTGCAATGCCTTGAGTTTCTCGTCGTGGATCTCAATTACCTCGCGGTCGCCATACTCGTTAAGGTTGTCGGTATATATCGCGCCGTTGGCATACTGTGAGAGCTTGTTGACAAGAGAGGCGGAAGAGCCGGCAAGAAGCGGCTCACCTGTTTTTTTGAACTCCAGCACTTTCTCGGTCTCGAATTCCCTGTAACGCTTCATGGTCGCTTCATCAAGACGCACCGGCACGTTCTCGGCAATCAGCGGAGGGAGTTTGAGCCAGTCTTCGGCACGCATGGCGAGAGCGATGTCGCTGATTGCCGACAGGATCTCCTCTTTCGCGCCTTTTTTCGGGATGATTCTTATCGGCACATTGTTGTGGGTTATGACCGTGAACCAACGCTCGCGGAAATGGGTCACGTATTTCCCGAGCCTTTCGCCGCCGTCGATGCAGTAGACCTGCGCCCAGAGGTCGGGAAGACCCTGGGGCGTGGGCGTGCCTGTGAGACCGACCACGCGGGGAACCTGTCCCAATACGCGCCGAAGTGCCTTGAAACGGAGGGAGGAGGGATTCTTGAAACTCGTGAGTTCATCGATGATCACCATGTCGAACGGGAATTTCTTTTTGTAACGCTCGCAGAGCCACACAACCGAATCGCGCCCGATCACGTAGATGTCGGCATCCGCCTCCAGCGCGGCGTTACGCTGACGGGCACCTCCGATGACGTTGCTCACTCGCAGCCCCGCCAAGTGGTCCCATTGCGCCGCCTCGCTGCTCCATGTGGATTCGGCGACTTTCTTGGGAGCTATCACCAGAACCTTCTCCGCCTCGCCGTAACGCGCCAGCCTTTTGACCGCGCTCAGACATACCACCGTTTTGCCGAGTCCCATCTCAAGGAAAAGAAGACAGCGCGGATGACTGATGATCCATTCGAAAGCCAGCCGCTGGTATTCGTGGGGAACAAATCTCATGACTCCCCCCCTTTCTTCCCGCGTCCGCCGGGATGCCGGGGATTCTTCCACCTGTCGATGATCTGTTCTGCCTTGCGCCGGCTGTCGCAGATATAGACCGTCTGCCCCATGTCTTCGCGCAGCCGGCGGATGCGTTCCGCCTGCAGCGATGTCGGAAGCTGTCCTGCTGTCTTCATCTCCACCCAGATCACCGCCCCGTCGGGGAAAAGGAGAATCCGGTCGGGATAGCCCGTGGCGTTGGGGTTGTAGTATTTGAGGGGAAGACCGCCGGCGGCTTTTGTCAGCTCGCAGAGATAACGCTCCAGAGACTTCTCCGATTCTGCGGCGTTTTTGCTGTATTTCCGTTGTGCCATATGAAAAAAATTAGTAAAAAATCTTGAAAAAAATTGCTTAATTCAAGATTTTTCACTAATTTTGTAATGCAGTCGGGAGCGACTGCGAGGGATAAGCCCTCTGTCCCGAAGTTGAGGGAAAAACCAAAAGCGGAAAGCCATGAAAGTTACAGGCAAATTAATTTTCAAATGGTGGAGGTTCAAAATTACGATTGAAGTCAATTTCTGAACTTCGGGAGGGTGGAAGCCCTCCTCCTTCCGCTTTTGATTTGTCGCAAAGTTAATTTAAAATCCTGAATTATGCAAAATGTTGAAAGTTCCGCCGGGTCCTGGGGCGGTGCCCGCAAGGGAGCCGGACGAAAGAGAATGGAGAAAGGGAAGTATTACGGTTTCAACTCGACTCCTGATGTGGAGGCGATCCTTGAAGCCGTCGAGGGGTCCAAGGCGGCGTATATAAACGCCGCCGTACGTGCCTATGCCAAGTCGCAGCAGCCATGATCAAGGACGGCGTTATAAAGGTAGATGTCCTCTTTGCCGATGAGACCGTCTGGCTTACACAGAGCCAAATGAGCGAATTGTTTCAACGGGATATAACACTTATATCCCGACATATCGGCAACGTATTTCATGATGGAGAGCTTGCGGAGGAAAGCAATTTGCATTTTTTGCAAATTGCAAATTCTGACAAGCCTGTGAAAATTACAGTCTTGATGTCATTATCTCGGTGGGATACAGAGTCAAATCCCGACAAGGCACTCAATGCCTCTTGGTGTAATTGGGTTGCCAAATATATTTTCAGCATACGCCTTTGCTTTTTCTTCTGTTGTCATATCTGTTTGAGTTATTTTTGTTTGGGTCTCCGATGTGCCGCCGAGGGTGGCGGCTTCTCCGTATCCGAGCCTGTCACTCATTGTGACGGCAGCGTAGTGGGTTATTCTATGGTCTCCCTGCCGGACTGCTTTCTTCCACCATTTGCGCTCTCTTATGAGCCGCGAGGAAAGTCTGTATCCGAGAAAGCCGCAGCCGTAAAGGAAAGCCACGGCGAAGATGGTCAGCGCGGCTGTCAGTAATCCGAACAGCACCCAGCCGCAGGTCGTGATTGTTGTCTCCATGTTCTCTTGCGTTAGAATTCAAAATCAAGGGTATATTGTATTGGTCTCTTTCGTTGATCGTTCAGTGCCTTTTCGACGCTCCTGGCATGAATGGGACACTTTCCTGTGTACGGGCATTGTCCGGCTGCTGCCTGTAGGTGTGCTCCGTGCCACTGTTCCCATTCGGTCACTCCGTCCTCCGTGAGGAAGGCTATCAGTTTCATGCAGCCGAAGCCACGCTCTTTCTGTTTGCTGTCGTGGAGTTCCACGATTCCTGTGCTTTGCGGTCTCATTTGTCTGCTGTTTAGAATGGTGCTTCTTCGTCTGTCGGTCTCAGCCAATCATCAAAGTCAAAGTGTGCCGCTTCCGCTGCGTCCTGTGCGCGCCTGCGTTCCTCCTCGACAAGATGGTTGGTGTTGTCCCATTGAGGTTGGTGTTTTGGTCTGATTGTCGCTTTCCGGGGCGGCGGCGGAAGCCGTGACGCGCCGGTGCGGCGGTGAGGTGGAAACGTGGAAACGGGAATCCTGTGATTTTGCGTGGCGTGTGTCCCGCGTGTGTACGGGTGTGCGTCCGAAATATACCGGGACATTGATTTTGTCTCTTTATAGAAATCTCGTTTCCACCTTATAAATATACTTTGTAAATGTTTTATTACAAGTCATTTAAGTGGAAATCAAGATTTTCATTGTTTTCAATCGTCTTGTTGTCCCAAGTCAATTGTTTGCCATAAATTTTCGAGCGTCTTGACGATCCTTTCACCCACTCCGGCTTCAGCGTGTTCAGGAACGCGCCGACCTCCCGGGACTTCGCCAGATAGTCCTTGTCATTTCGGCGCATCCCCAGACCCTCCTGCAGGATCTCGGCTATCGAGACCCACCGGCGCGGCTCACAGGTGCCGTCTATACGGCTGCCCCCGCTCTCGTGCGCGTCATACCATCCGCGACGCTCCGAGGGGGTCATCGACTCCCAGCCGAACGGCACCCACGACTCGATGAAACGAACCACCTCACCGAACAGCGGGTTCTGCAGGTCAAGGTTGTGCGTCTCCTGGGTCTTCCTGGCGGCGCGCTCGTCTTCCGCGTCAAGGAACAGGGGCATCCCGGCGCGGAACAGCTCCACGGCTTCAGCCCACAGCTGGTCGCGGTGCGCGCCGACCCACTCGCGGACCGTCACGGCGCACTTCCGGAGTTCGGGGCGTATCTCGACCACAGGGCTGCGGCGGTTGCCGGTGCCTACGCCACGGAGAAACAGCTCCTCGTTGGTGGTACCCACCACCACGCACTGCCGGGGGCGCACCTCACGCACGCGCCCGTAGGCGGGACGGAACTTGTCGACAAGCCGCGATATAAAGCTCTTCACCGATGCAGCCTCGCTGCGCTTGACTCCTATCAGCTCCCCGATCTCGGCTATCCACACTCCCTGTATCGCTTCCATCCCCTCCTTCCCCTCGATGCTCACCACCGAGTCGGAGAACCACGCGCCCCCCATGATCTCCAGCAGCGACGATTTCCCCGAACCCTCCGGACCCTGCAGGATCACGAAGTAATCGAACTTGCAGCCCGGGCGGAAGATACGCGTCACCGCTCCCCCGAATATCAGTTCGCCGAGACGACGGTTCAGCCTGCTGTCTTCCGCGCCCAGGATGTCGGGAAAGACGCGCTCCAGCCTCCTGACACCGTCCCACTGCAGCCCGTTCAGATAATCGCGCACCGGATGATAGCTCACCGAAGTCACCGCCTTTACGAACGCGTCGGCAATCTTCTCTTTCCCCGTGATGCCGTATTTCGCATCGAACCAGGAGCGCAGGCAGCTGTCGTCGTTGTTGGTCCAGGCGTTCCCCTGCCGTTTCCATGGCAGCTCCCCCTCTACGTCGGTCTCGCCGGTGAACTCGTTGAAGCGCAGCCGCCCTTTGATCTCGGGGTCGTTCATCAGGATGGTCGCCGCCGCCGTGATGGTACTCCGGCAGCTGCCGTCTTTCTGCCACGGCAACGCCCCGTAGACGCGCTGCCACTCTTCGTCCGGATCCCGCTCCTCTGTCCCGATGCCCTCGAAATCCGCCGCCACCCTGCGCTGCCGCTCGGCGGCAAGAAGTCCGGTGACACGCGGATCGCCCATCGCCAGCTCCTCCATGGCGCGTGTGCTGGGCAGCCGCGACATGCGGGTGTCTTTTTCCGCCGACGCGTCGAGATGCCCGAATTTGTGAAGCCTCACCAGGTCCCAGGCGTTGAGCAGCTTGCCGCACACGGGGTCGGTGGCGTGGAACGAGAAGAGGAACCGCCCGCCGTCGAACTCCATGGCGCCGCCGAACGTGGAGCTGCCCACATGCGTGTAACGCCCCCGCGCGGCGCGTGTGTAGACCTCGGGGATAAACGCCGCGATCGCCTCGCCGACGGTGAAGCAGCGGCAGAACGTGCCCACGAGTCCGCGCTTCTCGCGCGGGTCTTCGGCACGCTGCCCCGAATGCAGCAGCGCGGCATAGATGCGCTCCGCCTCCTTGCGGTCGGTCTCCTTGCGTTCCGGCTCTTCGGAAGCGGTGACCGAGAAGAGACGCAGCGCGTCAGCCTCCTCCGGAAGCATGGGCCACGCGCTCTGGTCGCGCCAGTCGGCATAGCTGCCCAGCACCGCGTCGACATCGAGCATCGTCCCGCCGCGCCCCTCTTCGAGCAGCCAGGGCGCGTCCGTGCTCCTCGACGGCCAGAACATGAGGCGCACCGGCTCGAACGTGCTGCGGTCTATTCCGGAGAAGCCTATGCGCTCCGCAACACGGCGCGCCACCGCCCCGTATTCGTCGACAGTCACATCGCGGCTCAGCGGAACCACCAGACGCACCCGCCACGCCTCCTCGCGGTGCTTGTGCGTGGAATGCAGCAGCCAGCGGCAGGGCAACGCCCGGCGCACGTCTTCGACACGCGTGGAGTGGAACTCGTCGTAATCGAGCGTCACCACACTGCGCCGCTCCACGTTGGCGCCCTTGCGGATGCCGCCGCGAAGATAGCCGCCCACGAATCCGCCCACGTCTTTTGTCTGCGTCTGCATCTTCTGACCCATGGCGCGGAACTCGGCGGCGGTCTCCCCGGTGTCAACGCAGTCGGAGAGGCGTGCCCGGAGTTCATCCCATGTCAGCTCCTCGTTGCGCCAGGCGCGCTCGAAGCGGTTTTTCGCCGTGGCTATGCAAAGTTTTCTGTTTTCGTCCATGACTTGTGTTGTTTTTTCTTGTTCCCCCGGAGGGTTCCACCCCTCCGGAGAATGTAGCGTCAAAGATCGTTGAGCGAATCGTCCACGCCGAGATCCATCCCCTCGAAGTCCTTTGCGGCGTTGCCGCCGCTGCCGAGCTTGTCGCCTTTCTCGGTCAGGAGCACGGCGTTCAGTCCGGCGCCGATGCCGTTGGCGGCTCCGGCATAGGGGAAGAAAGTCACCGACACCACGCCGTAGCAGCCCGAGTAGATCTCCTGCGGCGGGATTGGCTCCTGCAGCCTGTTGAGCGTGGGAACGGCGGTCTTGCTGTTCGCCCCGAAATACATGCTGTCCCGGTATGCCTCGTCATCGCGTGTCTCGTCTCCGTCATACCAGGGACCCTCCTTGAGGCGCGGGATCTTGCCGTTCCATTTGCCGGCTTTCCCCATCTGCTTCCCTTCCTCGATAGCCGCCTCGACAGCCGCGATCGTCTCGCGGTCGTCCTTGGGCACGATGCAGCTCACGCAATATCTTTTCTCGATCTGGTCGTTCTTGCTCCAGGGAGCGTCGAGATGAACGAAACTCAGGCGGCACGGTATCACGACCTTGTTGCCGATTCTCTTTGGCTTGATTCTTTTCACATTTGCCATAATTCAAAAATTTTAAAATGTTTGTAGATATTTTTTTTAAAGATCCATCCCGTGGAAGTCGAGCCGCGCGTCCTGCGTCAGCCCGTAGGCGCGGTGCATCGCGCAGTCGGGCTTTGCCCGGCAGAAGCGGCACCACTCCCCCGCATGGCGCGCCCCTTTGCCGATGAACGCCAGACGCGCCAGCGGGTGCAGCTCGTTGTTCGCCCACGCAAGGAGCGTCTCCACGCTCTGCGACCATTCCGAGAGATGCCCCAGACGCGGCTGCACGATGGTCATCCTCACCTCATCGATGGTGTAGCGGTAATCGAACTCGTCGAGCGCGCCCAGCGCGTAGAGCTTCATCTGCGGGTTCTCCACAGCGTCGACCCTCACCCCTTTGCCATACTTGAAGTCGATCACCTCGATTCGCCCGTCGGTGACGATCAGCGCGTCACCGGTGCCGAACCCTTCGGGCACGAAGAACGAGAAGTCGAGCCGGGTCTCTATCAGCAGCCGCGCCCCGTGACATTCGCGCCGCGCCTCCTCGTAGCGTGCGAGCACATGACCGACGAACCTGTCGGTGTGACCCTCCATCTCCTCGCTGTAATAATCCCGCAGTTCTTCGATCTCGATGTCCTCCTCCCTGTGCGGGAGTCCCAGGGCGCGTTTCAGCTTGCGGGCGCAGATGGCGTGCGCCAGACTCCCCTCCTCGGCGTATGCGCTCGTTGTCTCCGGATAGGCGCTCTCGGCAACCGCCGAGGGTGTGCACTCCAGCCACCGGTGTGACGATGAAGCCGAGAGCAGCGCGTGTTTCTTTCCTGTCGCCTGCGTTCCCATCAGAAAGGCATTATCTGGATATCGCCGTCGTCACCGACAGTGATGTTCATGATTTCCGAAATGAACTCCTCGCGTTTAGACTGCGGCAGCAGCGTGGGCTTCACCGCGCCGAGCTGCGCGGCGATGCTTTTGAAAGCGGCGGTGATCTGCCGCTGTCTCTTCTTGGCGTCGGCATCGGAGTCCACGCGGGTCTCCCAGTCATCGCCTATCAGGGCGCGGAAACGCGCGTCCATGTGTGCGCGCAGATTCTCGTCCGAGCATTTTGCGGGCTGCCGCTCCTCCGCCTCTGCGCGCGTCTGGGGCTTCTCCGGCGCCGTCTCGCGGTCGAAAGGCATTTCGGCGGACTCATCCACCGTCTGTGGTTTTTGAACGCTCTGAGGGGCTTCTTTTGCCGTCACGGGGGTCTCCTGTGTCCGGGGGGATCCCGCGGGACGCCCGGCTATGTCGAGCAACACGCGCTCCATGCGGTCGCTGATGTCGAGAACGATGTTCAGTCTGATTTCCATAATCTTCTGTTTTTAGCGGTTTATAATTTTCATTCCATACGTCCGGTCACGACATAGGTCACAGCCTTGCTGCGGATTTTTGCGTCTGTAAGCACTTTGTTCTCCGTCAGCCATGCTTCAAGTTCTGACTTCCTGAAGTAGAGTTTCCCGTTCTTCTTGTAATGCGGGATTCTCTTTTCACTCGTGAGGGTATATAATCCTTTGACCTTGTACCCTGTCAGCAGCGCGGCTTCCTCGATGCCGATAATCTCCTTTGTTCCGAGCAGCATCGCCGCCTCGATTCTGTCGAGCCTTTTTTCGAGATAGCTCCTGATCTCTTTGATTTCTTCAATCATAATAATCCTCCTTTCTTTGGTTTTTGTCGTTGTTTTCCGGTGTGTCGGGCAGCCATCGGCGGCGTTGCGCCATCCGTGCGGCGGCAAGACACGCCACCAGCGCGGCTGCAGCCGCCGTCTTCTGCGCGATGAATTCCGTGTCGGAGACCTCCGCGCCGGGGTCCGAGGCAATCCAGACCACTGCGGCGAAGCCCCAGAGGCACAGAAGAGCGAGCAACGCCCGCTTTGCGATGGCGGTTCTCATGGCTGCTCCTCCTTCTCCCTGCGGATCACTGTCGCCGCACCTGTGTCGCGGCGGTAATGCACACTGAAGCGGCATCCCTCGATGTCTGACATCTTCGATGCCTGGGCGCGGAGCGTGTCGAGTTCCAGCGGTGTCTTTATTATCACTTTCACCTCCGCGCCTTCCCTGATCCGGCGGAAGTCCGCACGGGTCAGGCGGCGCAGCCATGTCCCTCTGCTCATGTCTTCATGAGCCGTCTGCATAACTGTTTTCGTTTTCATCTTTCTACGTTTTGTTGTGAATGGTTTCGTTCTGGTGACCGCGTCTCCGGTCAGGGAGGCGCGGCCGGTGCCCGCCGGTGCTGTTTGCAATCCTGAGAAAAAAAAGTGAAGTTGAAAAACGGCGGGCGATTAAATGGAACTTAGATTAAAACCTGTTTCGCGGCTCTCTTGCCGCCGGTGTCCTCACGGATTGGCCGAAAGTCTTTTTATTATCTCGTTCTCGCGTTCCGACAGCTCCCACACCGTTGACTTCCGCGCCGCCAGCCGTTCAGCCGCCAGACGCTCAGCCGCCAGACGGTCGGAAAGCAGGAACCCGTTGCCGAAAATGCTTTTCTTTGCCGCGCGCTGGCTGTCGAGTTCCCGGATATACTCGCACTCCCGCGCCGGAATGTCGAGTATTATATCGCGTTCGGCGATCTTGTTAAGCAGCGCGCTGCTTATGACATGCGACGGATAGACATAGCGCGGCTGTTCTTTTTTCGTCATGCCCTTCATCCTGTCGGTTGCCTCCTTGACTCTCCTGAAGAGGTCTCCGCGCACGGTGACGCGCAGTTCACCGGGCATCCGGTTCGTGATGAAGCTTGTGCGGACTTCCGCGCCGTTGTCATAGACGATCTTTGCGGCGGCGACTATGAAGGTCACGTTGTCCTCGTTCTTTCCCAATCTTGAGAAAAGGGTCAGCGACGGGGCAAACAGGAAATAACCGATGTTGTGCTCGGCATAAAAATCGCGGATCTCCGCGAGAATCGAGAACGGGGGATTGTCCAGCACAAAGCAGTCGCCGCTGTAGTCGAAATTCCGGTAATCCCCGCCGGGACAGAACGGACGCACCACGCGCTTCCCTTCAAGCGGAATCACGTTCTCGTCAACCCAGTCGCGTATTACATCGTACACGTATTGCGGCGTGTAGCAGTCGTCGGTGGTAAGCTTGGGCTTGAACTTGTCGACAAAGCCGTCGTAATCCTCAAAAACCTCCTTGCGGGTTTTCTTTGTCTGGATCTCCTCCATTTCACCGAAGATGTTATACTGTACAATCTTTGTTCCCATGATGTCCTATATTCTTTTAGTTTGTTTTAGATGACGCGCCAACACCTGCGGCGGAGATTGCGCCGGGCACGAATATGTTTTTGTAAATGTGGATGGTTTCCTCTTCGTCTTTTTTTTTCGGCGGGGAACTCAAAGAGTCCGCTTTTAAAGCCTTTGGAGAAATCGCTTTTTTCATCAATCGAATAAGACGCCTCGCAATGAGATTTCACATCCTCAAGGATGTGCAGACACGTTCTTACAATCACGACGGCCACCGTGTTGCCGTTGTCTTGATTTTTCATTACATTTGCCATTGATTCATTAATTAATTGATTCATTCATTAATTCAGTTGCAAAGTTATATCATTTTGCAAGAATAAAAGATATATTTTGATATACAAAGGCTTATTTGTAATGATTTTAAATTATAAAAGTATGGATAATACTATAAATGAAAGACTTAGTGATTTTTTAATAAATAAAAATATTTCACAGCAGGAAATCGCCATTAGCTTGGGAACCTCTCAGCCCAATGTAAGTGCAATGTGCAAAGGATATAGAACTATATCAAAAAAGACTGTTGTAAAGCTATCTAATATATTCCCAGATTTAAACGTGGATTGGCTACTGACCGGCGCGGGTTCGATGCTTCGGGGCAGCGGAGAACCAAAAGCGACAGAGGGCGAGGATGCGGCATTGCGCGAGGAAGTGGTGATGCTGCGCGAAAGGGTCAGGAATCTCCAGAAGCTTATCGACGAGAAGGAACGCACCATCCGCATACTGAGCCGCCGCGCCTCTTTTGACTCCGCCAGCCGCCTTGACGAGATGGCATGACCCGACCGATGCCGCGCCGCGATGGCGCGCGCGTCCGACCGACCACACACACCGGCAGCCATCACCGCCAACAGTGCAACACATAAACCACTAATGAGACAGAGCTGAAAAAATCACGTTTACACCTTTTTTCTGATGTAAAAATTTGGATATAATAAAAATTTTATATAACTTTGTATCAGAAAAATAAGAGAGGAGGTGTAAATGAAATGACAGAAAAAAAAAGGTTGGTTTCCATGATATTTCGAAAACTGGATATTATTGAAACACAGGAAAACCAACCTACAGTGAACCTCATCAGAGGATTGCTAAGAGAATTATCAAACATCGATTAACAAAAAGCCCCCGGAGAAGTCCGGGGGCAAAATTAACAAAATTATCATGAATTACCTAAAGAAAAATATACTAAATCCTCAGAGTTACGAGGAAAACCGCGAGAAGTGTGTAAATTACCGTCTGGGCGCGATCAGCACCGCTTTCGATGAGCTTGACGGCATCCTGAACGATTCGGCACTGGTCCGCGACTACATGGAATGCGCCGAACCGGATTTCAACGCAAAGAAAGAGGCTACACAGCTGCTGCGTGCCGCCGATGCATTCAAGCCCGAAGAGGCGCGCCGTCTCGCGGGCGCGTTCCGCGACATCGCCCGCCGCCTGAGCGGTCTTGCCGGAGAGATAGAAGCAGCTGCCGATATAGACTGATAAAAACAAGAGCATGGAGACAAGAAATGAAAAACATGACGATGGCTCATGGATGATAACGGAACCGCACTTTGTTTCAGAGGGCGAGCAGGCACGCCGGGAGCTTATGAGTCACCGTTCCGGCGCGATCACAAACGCCTTCGATGAACTTAACGGCATCATCAACAAATCCGCGTTGACGCGTGATTATTTCCAGAAGTCGCAGGCATGGTTCTCGCAGAGGCTTCACAACTCCCACGTCTGCCGTTCCGATGTGTCGTTCAAGCCCGAAGAGGCGCGCCGTCTCGCTGGCGCGTTCCGCGACATCGCCCGCCGCCTGAGCGGTCTCGCCACAGAGATAGAAGCAGTAGCCGATATAGACTGACATGCAATGTTAATGTTTGTTAATTAATTCATTCATTGGTTAATTAATTTTGTTATTACAAATAATAGCATTATTTTTGTGCAACAAGCTTTAAGAATATGAAATATAAGGAACTGCACAGAATATTGAAAAAAGGCGGATGTATTCAGTTACCCAAACAGACTGCTGGGCATCCTACCTGGTACAGTCCTACAACCGGAATGGAGTTCACCACATCAAACCATGGAACAAAAGAAGTGGCACGCGGAACGCTCAACAGCATACGAAAGATGTCCGGACTCGATTTTTAATCATTCTTTAAAAGCAACGCATAAAAACAAATACGCAGATGAAAAAGGTAAAGGTATATATCGAACGCTCAGAAGACGGCTGTTTCTACGCTTATGCGGCAAATCCCATGATTCTTCCCTACGGACTCACAGGGGAAGGCGATTCAGTCGAACAGGCAAAAACAGACTGGCTAAATGTCTACGAGGCTACGCGAGCGCGTTATGAGGAAGAGGGGAAAACATTCACGGAGGCGGAGTTTACATTCTGCTATGATGTGCCATCGTTTTTGCGATATTATGCCGGCAAATTGACATTCGCCGGGTTGTCGAGGATAACGGGAATATCTGCCGCACAGCTGTCTCAGTATGCGAACGGCTACCGCAATCCCTCCCCGAAGACAACAGAGAAAATCCAGAACAGTCTCCACGCTTTCGGGGATGAGGTTCGGGCAATCACTCTTATCTGAAAACTTTTATTTACTTTTTTAAATCCACCGACAAGGCGCGGTCTCCGTAACGGAGCCGCGCCTTTCACTTTGCGCCGGACGGA